TTTTTAGTAGTATTTATAAAAGTTAATGAATCCATAAGACTTTCTTTGTCATAATTTTCTCCATAATAGTTATCAAAAACACTTTCAAAAACTTTTTTTACTAAAACGGTATAATCAAAATTAATTTCGCTTTTAATTGCCGCCGTCTTTTGTGGCAATTGTTTTTCTATTGCTTTCACAATTTCATTACAAGCATTTTCAAAGGCTTTTGAAACTGTGTTTGATAGTTCACTCATATACTTATCCTTTCTTTATATTAGCAAAGAGGGGAAAATTCCCCTCTTTAGATATATATGTATTTATAGCTTTAAAGCTGTAAGCACAGCTTAATTACTTTTCTTAATTTGCCTTCTTATTAGACCTAACAGCATAAAGCTGTGTGAGTTTATTTATTGTTTCCATTGCTTTATCATTATTTTGAGATTTTTCCAAAGCCTCATAAAGCTCCCTAATTTCTTTAAGAGTATCTTTGTCATTTTTCATTTTTTCTAGTAGTTCTTCATTCTTCTTTGCAGATTCAGCAAGTGACTGATAATCAATATTATTTAACAAACTATCTAAATCTTTCATGGCATAAATATTCAAAGACTCTCGAATCATTTCTTTCATCTCATTATAATCTTTCTCGCAATACTATAAAATGAAAGGAGCAAAAATTGGATAAAGTAAATCGTAACTTTGATAAGTTTGCAAATCTTTATTAGAAACATCAATCATCGCATACTCACCAAGAAGAACATTAAAAAACATATTCTTTTTTAAAGAAACAACTCTAATTTCTTCCATCTCAACATCTTGATTATTCATATCAAAAATAAGAGTCATCATTGCTCTCATTTTTTCAAGAATTGGAAGATAAGTGCGAATTATTAATTTATTGCCCAATTTGTTTAACTCTTCTTCTTTAATTTTATCAGAAACAATTTTAGAAGCGTTGTAAATTAACTCTTCTAAAGTAATTTTCTCAACCTTTTCCTCGTTTTTCTGTTCGTTTTCGGTCAATTCGACCTGTTTTTCACCAGATAAAAGTTTGTTTTCATCTGCCATTTTTATTCTCTCCTTTTAATCCTTTTATTCATCCATATTAATTCCAAACAGCTCTCCAATCTCTTCAAGACTGGTATCTTTTCTATAAGAGTCTGTGGTAGAAATATCCGAATGATTTACTAATAATTTAATTTTATCAAGAGGTACTTTACCTAAATTCTATTCTCTGCATAAATAATGTGTTCCGTCTGATAAGTTCTGGATGAAGCTGTGCCTGAACGTATGAACATTGAGATTTGAAGGTTTACCAGTAATTTCCTCAACTATTGGCCTTAAAGAAATAATCCAATCATAGAGATTCTCTGAACGTGCAGGATGGCCAGCTTCAGTAATAAACAGTTCTTTTACATCATCTTCTCCACGTTCTTCTAAATATTTCTTAACGCACTTTTTAGTTAAAGAATGGTAAACAGCCCTATAAATTTTCCGACGTTTCCCAACGAGACGGTTGGTAAGATTTTTACTTTCATCATAAAAACTTTCTTTTTCTATTTGTGCGATTTCGTTTTTACGAGAACCACAATCATAAAGCAAAGCCACCAAAGTTGCTTTTTTGTAATCTTTCTTCTCCATAAGCCTATTAACTAACTCTAAAATAACACTATCATCTAAAAAAACAATATCTCTTACATGTTCTTTAGGAAGACCTTTTACTTTTGCAGCCAAATTATTATCATACTCATAGTCATCATCTTCTTCAACATATGTAAGCATTGAGCGGCAACATGACATCAATCTATTAGTACGAGCATTAGATACCCCCAAAGTATCACTCAACCATAAACTTAAATTACGAAAATCTTTCTTCCTTAATTCCGTAAGTGGTCTATTACCACAATTATCTAACACAAACAAAAGAATAATTCTGCAATCATTTTTATACTACTTCAAAGTGGACTCTTTCATTTTTCTTGCTTTGTATTCAAGAAGAAAATCTTCCATAATGGTTTTATTTTCCTAATTTACTTGTTTCCACTTTTCTTCATCAAAAATTTTATTATACATTATTCAATTTCCTCCTTTCTAACATCTTCAAGCATCTTTTTTATGTTATAAGTATAATGAGTCCTCTTTATCTTTTGTTCAACTATAATTGCTCCATACTAAATACAATCCAATTTATTTATAGATTGCTTATCATTTTCGCACAAAAATCTGCTAAAATTCTGTATAGATAACCAATAAGTCACATTGTTTGTAATATCTTCATCATCTCTAAAGTTAAGCAAAAATCCAGCAAATACACCTTCCTATTGAGCAAACTTTATCAAACTATTAATCTGGTGAGCTTTAATCATCTTAGAAGTCTTATCTTTAATATCTCTCTATATAGTTAAAGATTTATAACAAGTGCTTTTGCACTCAATAGCAAATAAATTAGGAAGCTCATATACCAAAAAATCACAAGGGTTCTCAGGCTGAAACCTTGAAGTCTTTTCATGCTACCAAGATAAAGATGTATCATGCAATCTTAACACAAATAATTCATCATTCTTTGCAGCTTCTTGAAAATCTTTTTCAAAAGCTTTTCCTTTGTTCATTTTTCACCTCTTTTAAATCTTTTTTTGGAATGGGAAAAAAAGAGATAGCCCAACCTCACTTAGTCAAGCTATCTCCTTTCCGTGAACATTGATTATCCAGTTCAATTATTCAAAACTTTTTTAGAACCCAAACTATAAGTAAAGGTCAATTAATTCCAACCGTCATAATAATCATCATCTTCATAATGCTTCTTTTTCTTTTTACGGTTTTCATATCTATTTCTGTTTCGAGTCTTTTCGTAATCTTCTTCAAACTCAAAAATCTCTTCTTCTTTTTTCTTCTTCACTATCTATTTTTTCTTAAACGGCTTTCTCTCCTCAGATTCATCATCTCTGTACTAATCAAAAGCCTAATTTTTATTTTTCTTACCCATAAATTCTCTCTTATTTTTAGTTAAACATAATAGAACTTAATATCGCTAAGTCCTTTATCATAATCAAAAACAAAAGCAATGCATCCAGCATCAGCCATAGTATATCCACTCTTTGTAGTCCAGTTATCCATTTTAGTCATAGCGGAAAGAGTGAAAACAGAAACACCATAATTTTCTCTTAAAGCCCAATCATTATGATGCAAATGACCACAAAGCCAATAATGATAAGATGTCTGTCCCCAATCTTCCTTAGCTTCAGTCTGCATTAAACCATTAATGCGGTCTTTTTCATCACTACCATGAGTCAAGCCAAGAAGCGTCTTGCCAACTCTAATATACTTCCTTGGGAATGGACTTGCATCAACTGTAACTTCTTCTACATTTCTATAATATGCTTCAATTATCTGCATTAATGCTAATTCTTCGAACCTAGAGTGGTTGCCTGAAACAAAAACAACTTCTACCTGTGCAACCCTACTAAGCATATCAATAACTTCAATCAAGGTTTCTGTACCCTTTTTGAAAATTGTGTTAAAAGTCCCCTCGTTATCCTGTATATGAGATTGACTTGTAGTATAGCCAGTAAAACTACTATTGAGATAATCATTACCAACCATATAAATAATCTTTTCCACATGATTCCAACAAACAGAATCAATCATCTTCTTAGTGGTAGAAAGCATATTCTGTTTTGCAATTTCCATATTATACTCAACACCTGTTTCATAAGGTTGAGAAATTCTTCCAAAATGCACATCAAGATGACTGAAGAAAACCACATTGGGCTTATTACTAATATCGCCTCTAATATGTTCAGTACTACGAGGAGACTTAAACTTTTCAAAATATTTCTTAAGCTCTTCTAAATCTAATCCACAATCAGTAGGCTTGACAGTAATACGAGAAGAATAAAGGTTCTTCAAACCACCTTTACCATCACCCTGTTGCCAAATACTATTCTTGGCATTAAGCAATTCAAACTGAACAGGGTTATAACCATGGGCTTTTAAAAGAGCAGTTTTATCTGTGAGTTCATCTTCTGATAAGGCCACAAACTTTTCACTTGTTCTTACACCATTACTATCTAAAGTAGTGGTATTTTTAGTAGGAATGTTTTTGTTAACAGGCTCATTAACCCATCCTGAAGCATTAAACTCAGAATAAAGCAACGCACCTCTACGAATTGTATCAATAGTCAGAGAAGGCAAACCATACTTTTTGCGAATATCGTTTGCGTTACTCCAAGTTGCATCGCCATTTGAAATATCCGCCATTAACTGACGCATTTCACGAAGATAATCTTCGGGTACTTTATCTGTAACTAAAGCCATTTTAATTATTCTCCTCGGCCTATAATTTGTGAAATGTCATCTACCACATGGTCAACTACTCCAAGCTGAACCATTGTATCATCATACAAATACCACTCTTTTGCTTTCTGTTTATTGTAAAGTTTCAAATCAATTTTAGTATGAGACAAAATAAAATTCTTCATGTTTTCAATTAAACGCTTGTAATTCGCACTTTGCGCTTCTACCATCGCATAAGTCCCTCCAGTAGAACCCTGTCCTTGATGAATAAGCGCCCAGCTATTTTTTAAAGTGTATCTTTCATGCCCCGCCATAAGAATGAGACTAGCTGCTGAAGCACATACTCCAAGATTAATACAAATTACTTTTGTACGACTAAGTTGAATAATATCAAGCATAGATTGACACATATCAATTTGACCGCCATAAGACAATAGCAAAAGTTTAATGGGAACTCTTTCTTCCACTGGAATATTATTTTCTTCGTCTTCAATATTCCATCTAATAATACAACGAATTTCATCCATTAAACTATCATCTATATCTCTTGTGATATATAACATACGGCGTTTATCGTTTGAATCTTTATAATACGCAACAAGCTGCGGGTCTGGCAACTAAAGATTTGCTTCTGGAGGCAACACTCCAATCTCGAATAAATCGGCAATATCATTTGTTGGAATATTTTTAACATTTTTTTTCATATCGCTTTTCCTTTTAATCCTTTAATTAAATAATATCACATTTTAGCTCTTTTGAGCCGTTAAAATATAATAACACCTATCTCTTTCTTCATTGTTTAATTCATCATAAAATCTCCAAATTAATCCTTGATGTTTATATAGTTTAATCTTTGGCTATTCACTATTACGAGAAAGAGTTCGGCAAACCAAACTTATTGCAGATGGCTAATAACCATCTTTTTCAGCCGCAGAAGTAGAATAATAAAACACTTGAGGAATACCTTCTTCGGTAAAACCAACAACACTTTTACTAGTTCCAAGATAATGCAAATAATGTCCTGCTAATTCTTCTTCTTTGCACATTTTTGGAGGAATTGCGTCGCTTGCCCAAACATATCCAGAAACGAGATGGAATGAGTTTTTTTCACAAGCTTTACTTAATGTGCCTATTGTAGAACCAACTTCTTTTGCAGCGTCTTTAATTTGATTATATTTTTTTACAAAATTACCATATTCATCAAAAGCATAAATTTCTTTACGGACACTATCAAAAGATAATTGTTTGTTTTTTCTAAACCAAGTAGCTACAAAATGTGGCGAATATGGCATATTATATTTTTTAATCACTTCTGGAGCCGATAATCCATTTTTAATATCTATTTCAATTTTGGGAATAACATCTTTCATCAAGTCTTTAAATTCCAAAGTCCTACTTTTAAAAACCATGCCTTTTGTTAAATCTGGGTACATTTTTCTTTTGTAAATTCTATGCACAATGAAAGATTCCACTTTTAATTTTTCTGCTACAACCGTTAAAGGCCATCTTTTATACTATAACAACAAACAAATCTACTAAAACTGTAAAAAAGAAATTGTCGCTTTACCAGCCATTAATAAATTTGTAGACAATCTCGGACTTCCGCCCTATGTAACCGAAGTTAAATTAAATCCTTTTTTATGATTAGTAGCATCATATTTTTCAATATAAATCTATTCTCTTTTATGTAATGCTGTAAGCTATTTAGAACGACGTGCATCATCCTACCGCTTCCAGTTAAAAATTTCAACAACAAAGCAAGAGAAGGCTTCTTCTCCATATTTATTCCATGCATTCTATAAATAAAAATTATAATGTTTTTTATTTCTTAACAAGCTTGAATGCCCTATCCAACGCTTTTTTATATCAACACTGCTGCCAATATAATATTTATCATCTCCTGAACAATAAATAACATATACTCCTGTTGTTTTTTCTTTAAATTTTTCTATTGGATTCTTAAATAACTCTTTCATTTTATTCTATATATCCTTTCCTTGTTAGAATATATAAAAAAGGAAAATGATAATTGTCCTACAAGGAATAAGACAAAAGGTTAATTACTCCCTGTCTCATTTTCCTTTTCATTACATAAAACGCTAAAACTAAACTCTAACGTCTTAAGAAACTCCTTGTACACATGGTACATGAGATATAAGATTTATGCCGACATCTTGAAACGCCTTTCTCTTCCATTTGAAACCACGCATGAAAGTATGTTAGTCGGACAGTTTTAGTTGCTACCCTGTGGAAACCTGACAACCCTAATAAACCTCCGTTGCATCACTGGATGGTAGCCCAATATACAACTTCTCTGGCAACCCTGACCTCTTGTGTCAATAGGTTTATTTAAAAAGCTTAAGAAAGCTTTTTGTACAAATATTTAATTATAATAAAATTTCTGTTGATTTGTTTACAACTATCACTTTATCTGTTCTATTTCGTTTGCTAATTTCTTTCTTTAGTTCTTCAGCAAACTTGACCTTACCATCAAAATCTCCGTGAACAAGTGCAATTTTTTCGTAACTTGCCTAACCATATCCACCAGATAATAATTTAAGTAATTCATCATGTTGGATATGACTAGAAAAACTTTGAAGATTAATAACATTCGCCCTGCATGGGACAGATTTTCCATTGATAGCTATCGTTTTTGTTTTCTTTTGCTTTATCTTCCCAGCTAAACTCGTAGGAGTGGCATAACCACAAAAAGCAATAATGTTCTTAGAACTCGGAAGTAATTTTTCCGCCAAATAAACGGAATACCGCCGTTGCATAAACCGTGACGGAGCCAAGAACAAAGCTGCTGAATTTTCCTTCGTATGTTTATTCAACAAGTTCTCCAAAGTCTCAAAATCTTTTATAAAATGGACTTGACCCCAACCTCTAATTTTTTGCCACTTCTCAAATTCTTCTCCTTCTAAATGTGTGTCAAAAACATCACAAATTTTACACGCTAACGGAGAAGCCACATAAATTGGACAGGTAAACTTTTCATCTGTATAAAACAAATCAAACAATATGCTCAAAATAATTTGAGTCCTCATAAAACTGAAGGTTGGAAATAAAATTTTTCCATCTTCTCTGTCTATTACATAATCATATACTATAGATTTAATTTTTTCTATATCTTTCTCTCTATCTTTCCCACTCGCACTTCTTTTTGCATCAGCATAAGTTGTCTCGGAAATTAACAAATTAGAACTTTGAATGGGCTGAAAAGTATTGGTAAATAATTTGGGCATTGCAATATTTCCCATGTCCCCTGTGAAGGCAATTTTTTTAATTGTATTACCATTTTTAATATAAAGAATAATACCAGAAGAATGTAAAGTATGACCAGCAGGAACAAACTCTACAGTAATATCTTCATCAATCTTTATCTTTTTATTAAATTCACATTCTTCTAACAACATTGTAGCAGCATAAACATCCCCATTATCATAAATTGGAGGATAATTCTTTTTAAACTTTTTAGTTAAATCAAGAGCATTTCGCTCCATAATATTAGCACTATCTAATGCCATCGGTTTAAAAATATCTGTAAATCCTTCGGGAACAAAAGCCTTTCCTTTAAAACCTCTTTTTACCAATAGGGGAAATAAAAGGCAATGGTCTCCGTGATTATCGCTCATAAAAACATAATCAATATTTTTTGTTTTAAATTTAAAATTTGCGCTATTTGCTTGATATTCGCCAAGCAAACTTTTTTCTCCTTGCACAAGACCAGCTTCTACCAAAATAGAACGCTGAGGTTTCCCCCATGTGATTAAAGTCATAGAGCCAGCAACGCTTGTAGCATTATTGCCAATAAAACTCACCCTAATCTTGTCTTTGCTTTTACTCATAGTTAACCTCCTACGTTATTATAGGAACTTATATCTCTTAATTACCTTTAATAATTAATACTAATATAAGTATATACAACTCGTGTTGTAGATTTGCCTTCACTTCTTCCATTTAATATTTTTCATATTTAATATACCAAATGTTTGATTTTTTGTCAAGGACTTTGAAAAATTTCTTTTCCAAATAAAATCATGTCAAAAAAGACGCTTTTCAAAATCCTTTATTTTACTGGGAAAAACGGCATCAAAATACCAAATAAAATTCATCTTTTATTCTCTTTCGCGTCTAAAAAGAGGATGGGATTAACCCCATCCTCAATTTATTTGTCATTACTTACTTCTGTAAATCTTTGTACCAAGAAGGTAATTCAAATTCAACAGTCTCCCCAATAGAATATTTTCCAAAATTATCCATCGTAAGGCCTTTACCATTTTCAAGAATTACCCATGCAGAAGTCTTCCACTTACTATGTACAACGCCTCTTGCCCAACCTTTCTTTAATTTAAGTTCTTCGACAACAGGCTTAACTTCTTCCTCTTCAGTGACACTTTCCAACTCCTGCTTAACAGGCTCAACAACTTCTTCTTTTACAATTTCCTTGTTGCGCTTGTTTTTGTCATACTTTTTATATTGAATCTGCTTCTCCTTGTTTTCTTTCTTGGGAGAAACTTCAATATCAAAAGTGCTGTTCATTTCATCCATTTCTTAATCTCCTCTCACAGCTCGTCATGGCAGGAGAATTTTCCCATGCACACTTCTAATGACAATATTTTTGATAAGGACAGAGCCGATGAGGGTCTTTTTCATCGACTCTGCACGTTATTCTTCCACCATTTTCTTGCTGTGCATTACTGCAAAGCATTTATTTTAATCTCCTGTTCGTTAATTAAATTAAGCAACAGTAACCTTCATGGTATCAGTGAGAGCCTCGTTAAGCTTAAACTTAACAGTGAACTCAGTGGTATCAACAACAGTGATGACACCATTAGCATAAGTACTAGTACCAGAAGAAGCAGTAACATCATACTGGTCAACAGCAAGCTTAATAGGAGCACCATCAACAGGGCAAGCATAAACATTAAGTTCAATCTTGTCACCAGCCTTAGCAGACTGATTCTTATCCTCAACAACAATGCTGGCGAACATATCGGCAGCAGTCTTATTTTCAAGAACCTGAACAATTTCAGCGTAAACGCCGTCACCGTCGCATCCAGCACATCCAGAAGCCAATAGCGATAGGTAATCCTTTGAAATTATCTCCAGATTTTCCCCCGCTCTAAACCGTGCATACGCCTTTCAACGTACACGGCTTGCCATCGGTTTAAAATTAATTATTTTCCCAATCTTTTAAAATAATCTAAACGAAATTTCGTCCTTCTTTTAATTGATTTACGGACTCTTCTATTTGCTATTTTGTTGGCAACTATCTCCGCGAACGAACTCTTAAAATCTTAAACCCTTGCGATTTTAAAAATTCATCTCGTCTTCTATCTTTCTAATAATTTTTATGCCAATAGTTACCATCATATTCAACATCTATTTTTATTTTTTCATCTATAAAAAGAGCTATATCCAAGGATAAAGAAGATACTGGGTAATTTAATTTAACATTGTACTATGGATACATTTCAGATAAAATGTCTTTTAACTATATTTGCTACATAGAAGTTGGGACATTCCCATTTTTCTCTCTTGTCTACATTGCTTTTTCTTGCAACTAAGGACATTTCCGAGCATTGTCATATCCATATTTATCCATCATTGTCTTTTTACCTTTATCTCTCACTTCTTGGTTTCCAAGACTAGTTTCCGAACCATATTTTTTAATACAAGACTATATTTGTTTCTCTCTGATTTCTTTGTTCAAAGTAGGATTTTTTACTCCATATTTTTTCAAGCAGCATTCTTCAATTTTCTTTTGTATTTCTTCACTTTGTTGAGCAAATTCTACACCATATTTTTTCAAATTGGATTCTTTTCGCTTTTTATCAAAATCTTGCGCTTGAAAATAATTTTCCACTCCATATTTTTCTAACATTGTCGCAGTTCTATTATTCTAAAATTCTACAATATTAGATGGGTTCTTTTCTCCATATTTTATTAAACAAGTCTATTCTCTTTTTTCTTGTATCTTATTCTTGTATTCTTTCATATGAGAACATTTATTACATATATCTTTTCCCCAAATGTTAAAAGATTTAATATGCTAACTATGTCTGCGACTATAATTTTCTCCACAACAATCGCATTTCCTTTCCTCTTTAATAGAAGTTCCATCCTACAAATGTTTAGAAAAAACTTTTATTGTGTCTCCACATTTTCCCTAATATCCAAAAGAATGATAATGGTTTATATTAAGACTACCTAATTTTACCTCAATTAAATTATCAAGTATCATTTTTATCCCCCCCCTTCTTTATAATATAACAAATAATAATAGATGTTTTAAATTTAAATTGATTTTAATTAATTTTAAATCGACTAATGCCCATCCCTCCATTCCCATTACAGGAACTTCAACGGTTCGAACATCTCTTTTCCCCACAAATTAAATTAGCTTATTTCTTTCTCAAGTTTCGACTAATAACTATGCGTTTTGTAGGTTTCCTTGTACCAATAATTCTATCTCAATATTTTTAGGTGCTTGCTTTGAGCCTATTAAATTATTGTCTTAGCAATTAGGAATTTCATACCGCGCAGTTTTACTTTTCCCTATTTAATAGCATACAATTTCTTGCATGGGGTAACTCGTACATTCGCAAGTTCGTCAGTGAATTTTCACATTCTCACCATGAATATTTCTCTCGTTAAAAAACGAATTGACACCCGACATATTAAAAACCATGCTTTCGTTTAGGCTTTCGTCTGCCGACTTTATCTGGTTTTATACGAAAAAAATTTCTTTTAATCGCACACAGAAGCTTAGTGAAACATCTTCGGGATTATTTTCCCTCATTTATGTTTTCGAATTATTAGTTAAAAGATATTATTCTTTCTCTCTTTTCCTTATTATTTTAAGTTATAGAGAAACAAGTCATCACGCGCAGAACCCTCAATAGAAGTATTGCTGACACCAGAAGCGCTCATGCTAAGTTCCTGAGAACCATTAAGCATGAAACGAGGAACCTTGATGATAACCTTACCAGCAAGGGTAGAGGTCTCAACATCACAAGAGCCACCATTGTAAAGGTTAGCCTCAAGAATGCAAGTCAGAGTCTTAGGAATGAAGTTAGCACTAATGGTAATCTTAGAAGCAATGTCGTTATGATACATATAACGAACACAAACTTCAGAACCATTCAGAGATTCATCAAGAGCAACCTCGTTAACATCAGTACCAGTAACAGCATAACGCTGATAGCCCTCGTCAGTGCCAGACTTCTTAACATAAGCATAAACATTGGTATTACCAACCATAGGAACAGCCTTGTAAGACAGAGTAATCTTACCCTCAGAAACAGTCAGCTTCTCATCCTTCATAGCATCGCCACCGAGAGTAACATCAGAACCAGTGTTCATGGCAAGATACTCAAGGCTGAACATGGCATCAGTCAGCTTCAGGTCAAAAGTAGAAGTATGTGCATAACGGCCATAAAGCTTGTTACCAGCGCCAGCACGCAGTTCTTCGAAGCTCAGACCTATAGTAATACTGGAATCAATCAAAGTATTTGCAGTAGCAACAAGGCGCTCGCCATCGAGAAGAGTGGCGCGGCCTACACCAGCTAAAACATTTTAATTTAAAATAAGACGCTACTCTTATTTTGCTTTCGCCTTATATTTTCATATAAGATTAGACCATATCATTACCTTTTATTAAAGGCAGTCTCCACTTCTACCACCAAACGCTTGTGGTATACTTCCTTTCGGAATGGTCGTTGAACTTTTCTTTATTTAAGACTTAGCGGCTGATTACCCATTATTCAATACTTAGGATTTAACCATATATCATCTGTTTATTTCTTTTTACTTTCGTAGCATTCACAATTAGGCATGTTTCATCCTTTTGTTGTAGCATAAACAGCTTTAGGGAATTCCAGCAATTCAAAGACTATTTTTACATACACATCGCTGTATACGGTTACTCTTTAGCCAAGCAAATGCGGACTCGGCATCCGATAACATAATATATATCCTCCTTATTTATTTATTAGTTCTTGATATCTTAGAAATTTTCTTTCTAAATATATAGAACAGTCTTCATAAATATAAGATAAAAATTCTTTAACAGAATCTTTCCTACATAAAACCAAACTACTTCCATTACCAGTTGGTCTAGTAATGTAATGTATGTTTGAATTAATTTGGCTTATTTTTTCTTTGAGAGAATCTATAAAGTATTTACTACTTACTACAGAAGCTTGCCGATTAATCGTATTTTTACCTCTATATAAAGTAATACTTCCATCTCCATCAAAGTATCCTCTAAGAAAATGTCTTAAAAGAGATTCGTCTAAATAATTTGGGAATTGTAACACCAAAGATTTTCTTGGCACACATCCAAGCTTATCTAAAACTTCGCAAAAATATTTACTATTAAAACTTAATTTTGTAGAAGTCTAACCATTTTTGTGATTGTAATCATATAATGGTCTATTATTTCCAGTTACCTCAGCAAATTTTTCTAATATAGCAGAATCAGTCTTTATCAACTCAATACAAACTATATTTCTTTCTTTCAAATTACATCCGTCAGCAAACAACAAACCTAAAAAATAAGCTTTATCTTCTGAATCAATCTTGTCAAAATAATGTTCATTAAAAGAATACTATCTTTTAAAATGTCCATCTCTTGCTTTAATGCCATTCTTTTTAAGAATATCACAAATTGTCGATTTATTACACCGATATTTTTCAGCAAGTTTACCAGAAGATAATCCAGATTCATATTCTTTTATAATATTTTGCTTTTCTTCAGTTGTAAATTTTTCCACTTTTCTCTCCATTATGTAACAGAAGCAAATTTCTTTTGGAAATCATTCATTGTCATAATTTCCTTAGACATATCCTTCTTGTTATCAGTAAATATCCAATGGTGAATGTCTCCATCCTTGAACTAAACCATCCGAGACATAGCACCCTAAATCTAAGCGTAATAATACCCTTTAGCATCAATGGTTTTAAGCATTAAAGAGAGCTTTCTTAAACTCACTTGTTCTTTTAACATCTCCATAGTATACGGAGAACTTATAGATATACAAACAAGCATCTTTTCCAAACTTGGAGAAGTGTAATTCTTGTTTTGCATCCTCGCCTTTAATTCCATTTCTTCTCTTAAATTGGGGTCGATATACTTATCTCCATCATAATCTAAAATGTTTTGATGAGTAATAATAGCTATAAATTCATCAAGCTCTTTTGGCTCTAAAACTATATCGTAAATATATAACTTCTTTGCACCATTAGCCTCTGTTTTTATTCCATATATATCTCTCATCTTACTTTTACATTCTGGACATATAGCATAATTATTAATAAACTCAAGAGATTTAATCTTCTTTTCAGTTTCGCTTAAATTATCAGGCAGCGTCTCTTGGAATTTAGCATATTCTTTGATAACTTCAAACTAAGTTCGTTTGAATCCACAATGAGGACAAAACAAACCATTTTTTTCATGGAGTACAAGTTCGAACATATTAATTACCTAAGAAGTAACCATAGGTCCATATTCTTGATTCTCCATATTCTATATTAAATATGCCATATAAGACATACCAATACCTTCAGGATTAGCCACTTTTTTAGTGGTCTCTATCCCATTATCGTCTACAACTTTTATTTCTTTAACATTTTTATCTTGAGTAAAACAAGATAAATTAGCATAAAAATTATAGTAATCTTTTGTTAAAACTGGATAAATTAACAAACCTTTAAATGGCACTGGTAAATCCAAACCAAAATAGGCTTGTTCATACATCTCTATTTTTGCTTGTAACTCTTTAGAAATTGCCAATTAAGACACCCCACTCATGTAGCATCCTAATACAACTTTAATTCCTTCAAAATTTCTATTATTCCAAATCCCGTATTGAGCCTATTGGAATCTACTCATCATCGTTGAAAATTCTAAATTGCCAACACCTTGCACATGAGCGCCATTAAGTAAAAACAAAACTGCTTTCAACAAAGTAGAAATACGACTTTTACCAGTAATGGGAATTTCAACTCCATCAACTGTATCTACAGGATAAACTTTATCATCGTCACTTGGATTAATATTAATACATTTATTGTGAGTAATTATATCAATACCAAAATTAACAACTGCTTTATATCTATCTGTAGGAATAATTTGGTCAATATAAATTTTTAATATTGTACTTTCAACGGTCCAAGCATCTTCAAAATGAGGACTTCTAAAAATGCGTTTGTCGGATTGAGTTATATCATCAGAACATATCAAAGAAGTAATCTGCTAATATGTAGGCAATTCTCTATTAAGAGCATCTGCATCATTATAATACAAAAGTTTCCAAATAATATGAGTTTGTTCTAGTTCTTCAGGAGTTTTCTTATTAGGAGACAGTAAATAATAAATTATTCTATCTTCCACTCCATCTAAATTTACAAAACGGTTAAAAGCAGATGGTGCATAACTACTATCTAACATTAATAAAAACCTCCCAATTTAAAACTGAAAGTCTCACTAATAGTAACTCCTGCGATATCAGGGTCAGCACAAGTAGCAATTACATCTAAAGTGCCTCTATTGCAAGCTTTCAAATTTTTAATCTTAAAGGTGTTATCACCAGTTTGTTCAAATTCATAATATTTAGACCAATTTTCTTCTTTTATACCATTTAAAACAACTTTATACTCAAAGTGAGTAGGAAGTGTACCACCTTTGAAACTTAATTCAGTTTCACATTCTTTGCTATTGCCAAGAATTATTTTATAATCATCACAATTTTTAAGAGTAATGTGATACTCTTCATCGTGAAGGTCTTCCTTTTTTGGAATAAAATATAATGGAGCATTATTAGCGACACGAGTTATAGCATCATCATTAGCACTCCATAAATCTTTATCCAACGCCAAGACCACAAAAGGTATATCTTCTAATCCAGTAAAACCACTCTTTGCAAAAGTTTTTGTAGATGTACACTTTATAACAGCTTTAACTTTATATATAGCATTATTTTCAATGTCATTCTAATCAGTACCGCCAAGAATAACTCGGCTATTGATTTTAACAGCATTTGAAAAATAATTTAATTGCATTGTAACATACCACTCAGCTTGGGGCACGACTATTGTTTGGTTGTAGTATTGATTCATATATTTCAACTCATTTTCCAAAACAATAGGTTCATACCTTATCTCAGTGGCATCAGTTTGGCTTTTCGTGGGAGACCCAAGTAGAGCAATGTTTCCATTACATCTACGAATCACACAAGAATTCCGTGGATTTAAAGGAGAATTGTTTACAGCAATCCAGACACTTGTATCATAATGTTTTTCCTCTTCTGTCATGGTACTTAAGTCCTAAAATTCCAAAGAAAAACGATATCTTTTACCAAGAGGATTAGGGTATTTCAAATCTCTAAAGGAAATTTCAGCCCAGTCTGTACCCAAATCTTCACCACGTTCATCCTTAACACTTCTTATAACAACAGTCTCAAGAGGCGTATATTCAGGCATTTTCGTTGTATATTCAATTTGTCGGTCTTTTTCTTCCTCTATATCAACAGTATTATATCTATATTCCCAGTCCTAATCGCGTTTATGTTGTAGATTTTGAATATAATAATTATCCCCAACCATATTATGTTTTAAACGAGCCTTAAGCATTATACTACTATCTACTACATTTGTAGTATTTAAAATCGCCATTTTAATCCTCGCCTTTATATTTCTTTAATAAATATTCTGCATAATTGATTGATTCAAATATTAACTTCTTAATCTATCCTTTGTCTAATTGATTTGTTAAAATAGCATTGATATTAATTATAATACTTACTAATTCACCATCAAAAAGAACATTACTTGACGAAACATACATCATTATTCCACCACAATACACACGGTAATTATAAGTGGAATTGGGTTCTTGAGATTTATCATACACATAAAGAACTTTCTTTAATTTGGAAACTATCTCTTCTAAGCATACAATTTTCTCATTAACAGATAAAACTACTTTGAAGTTCTTTTCGTCTTTATCCATTTTTACCCCCTTCCTATAAACTTACTACCACCCATAAAACGGATTTGCCATGCAAGTCTATTTTGATAATTGTATATTTCTGAATCAAGTTGGTCTATCCATTCATTTTTCGCTTTTAAGATACGGTCATTAGACATAATCTTGAAATCGCTGTCTTGCATTAAATTGCGAATATCTAATAACAAATTGCGTTCTTCTTCTCCCCATGCTTTTACAAGCAATCGAGCAAGAATATCTTTAACATAACCTACCACTAAACTTGTACCATTTACATTTTTGTTGGTCAAACCTTCAAAACTGTCAGTGAATTCACCAACATAATATTGTTCAACTGCATATTGTTTTCCTTCAGGTAAAACATCGGGGAATTCCACAGTGTGAGCTTCTCTATCAATTGAGCCTTGCACCAATAATTCGCCCTCAATATAATTATATACTGAATTATCCTAAACCTCAAACTCAGGGTCAAGTTCGAATTTATTATTCTTACCATCACCTTCAAAAACTTGCATGATACCTTTTGGTTCTTTATATTGAGATAAACGTAAAGAAACGCTCAGAGGGTTGTTAAACATAGATATTGCATTTTGCAAATAGGTGTACATTATCTTATTAAATTGCAAAGGATTAGTTTCATACGCTGTCGTAATCCTTGGGTCATCAAATAAGGCTATTGCTTTTCGATAGACATCACTAAACAAAATGCCCATTTAAACCCTCCTTATTTGTTTAATGTTTCATTGAATCATAATTCATCTGAGTCAACAGATTGTCAAAAATTCTCTTGCCAGAAATTCTATTCAGAAGTTCAATCTTACTTCTGTTGAGATACTTGCTATCATTACTATAGCACTTTCCAAGCCAATAAGAACAAATGAATTCTTGGTCAGATTCAGTCAGAGTATTCATATAATCTTCAAGCTCACGCTCATTTTTCTTATAAAGATTCATAAGGTCAGCCTTGGTAACAACAGTTTTGTTACCTCTCTTCAAACAAGACACATTGTAGCGTTCTGCGATATCCGTGTATTCGGGAGCCAAAAGAATAATTTCTTTATCGAACCACTTACGATATTTAGAAACGCACTCTTCAAACTGCTGCCAGTTCAAAACACGCTGTTCACCGAGAGTGTGAAAATTAATAGTCAAGCCAGTAAGCTGAATAGCGGTTGAAAGACCACCAACCAGCTCACGATTATGAATAATTACAACTTCCTTATCGCTCTTCTTATTACCAAGAATTTCCAAAAGTCTTTCAGTAGCGTTAGAAGTACTCTCAGGTACTTCCTCAACCTTAGAAGAAGATTCAGTATCACCCGAAGTAGATTCTCTGATTGCTTCTGCCAACTTTTCATTCTTTGCCTTTTCTTCCTTAAGCTCGTTGCTCAAAGAATCAATAGTGAACTGGAACTTTGCCATCATAGCCTGAATATCTTCCAGCGAGATAGAAGACTGAGGAGCAGGAGACTCCTTAATAGAAGTCTCCGCATTCTCAGCAATTTGTTCCTTATTAGTTTCGTTTACAACTTCTTCTGTATTTTTAATAGTTTTCTTACTTACAGCCATTTTTTACAATCTCCTTTTAAACCTTTTAAACATATCTGGCTATACCAGACTTTTTATTTTAGTTGTTTAATCTATTACAAATTAATTGTAATTTATAAGATTAGATTAGGCAAGCTGAATAGCACCAAACTTGGAGCCAACAACGGCATCCATACCGACACGCATATCAACAGTGAAACCGTAGCAGTGGTCAGCAGCAAACATAGGGTCCTTCTCAACAGAAACAGTATTGCCCTCGAAGACAACCTTGATGGGCTTGTTCATGCCAAGAGGAAGCATATAAATAATATCATCAGGAAGAACGACTTCAGGAGTACCATTGATGGTGTTAGGAACAAGAGCGTTACCCAACTCAATCAGAGGAACCTTCTTGTAAGAAGGAAGGAAGCCATCCTTGATGATAGCAGAATCTTCACCATAACGGAAGCCAGAAGTAGCAGACTCCTTGGGAAGAACATCAGCGAGAGCAATAGCAGTACCAAGGGCATAAACATCAGCACCGCCATTGGCAAGCTTGACGTTACGAGCAGTGATGAGCCAGTTCTCGTCAGTCAAGCCGTTAGCCATATAACCAGCGATACCATCCTTGTTCTCACCAGCAGTGTTGTTGGTAATAACAGAAGCCATTACCTTAGCAAGACGAGCCTGAAGATAAGCAGCAAAAGAAGCACCAATCTTCTGAAGGAGCTTACCCCAGTCCAGCTTACCAGCAGCAACATGATACCAGTCAACATAAAGAGAAACCTGTTCACGACGAGCGGTAACAGTGTACTCAGTATTAGAAGCGGTCTGAACACCACCACGAGCAATACCTTCGGCAAGGCTGTTCACGATGAAGAGTTCATTGCTATCGACAGTGTATTTCGCGTTATCAATGTGTTTTTAATTTGTTTTTATGATTCATAATAAGCTTTAAATTTATTATATTTTCTTTCCATATACAAGTCAGCATCTTTGTATATCAAGTCCATAAATTTCTTGTTTTCTTTTTTAGAATGAGAACGTACTACTCTATTCTTTTCCTACCCTTTGGGGATATCAATGTGAAAATTAATATCTTGCTTTTTCAAGTATTCTATCAGCCCTTCACAAAATCCTATTGAAGACATTATGGTTGACTAAAAATCTAATTTTCCATTATCTTTTCTTCGACTAATACAAGCACATCCATCTCCATCAAAATATCCTCTAACAAAATGAGGAATTAAATCCTCCTTCAAAAAATCAGGAAAAGTGATGGTAAAAGTTTTATTTTGTGTTAATCCCCATTTTTCTAAAGATTCACACATATGTTTAGAAGCCATAGCTAAAATTAACATATGCCTTTCAACACCATCATCTTTATTAATATAATTAGATTCAAATAAAGGCTTATTACTGCCTACTTCCTGATTTATCTATTCTAAAATTTCTCTGTCTTGTTTAAACAGTGATAAAACAACGGTATTATTAATTCTATTATTATATCCATCTGCATAAAGAAACCCTAAAATATAAGCTTTGTTAGAAGTGTCTATTTCATCAAAATAGTTTTCATTCAAAGAATATTTTCTTTGGGCTTGTGAAACAGATTTTTGAATCCGATGTTTTTCTAACAAATAGTTAATCTAATATCTTTTACTATTAAATTTCTCTCCAATTTCTTTGGGAGACATATTATCTTCTAAATACATTTTCTTAATTTCAAAGAAATGCTCTTCTAATTCTAAATGATTCATTTATTCACCTTTATATTAAACAAATTAAAAACTGTTAAATAAGAGTCGTTAATTCTTATCAACCTTGTGCTGTCAAGGTTCTTGTATTTTCATACAAGCTCAGACTATATCATCATCCTTATATTTTAGTATATAATACAACAAATTTCAATTATATTTATAAGGAGTCGCTCGTTTCGAATCACTTGATTCTACTCCCCTCAAGAGGGATAGTCTTTGAACAGTATCCTATTCGGATATATGCTGCTGAAGACCCATTTCATACACGTGATACTTAGGATTTAACCATATATCATCTGGTTAATTTTTTCTACTTTCGCAACATTCACACTTAGACATATTTCAATCTTATGTTGTAGTTTAACCAGTTTTAGGGATTGCCAGCAATTGATGCGATATAGGCGTTAATTATACGCACTACATACCGATTACTCGATATGCGGAGACTGCCATTACGCTACTCCAAAACCAACCTGAGTGACATCATAAAGCTGTTCATAACCCTCAGCAGCAACAGTAGGAACTACAGGGGTAATAGCACCAGCAAGGATGGTGTCAAAGGTCTCAAGGAAGCCAGTCTTCTTGTAAGTCATAGGAGACTTAACCATATCAAGACCGCTCCAAGTCATACCAGCATTCTCAACGCAGTACTTCATGAACTTCTCATTAAAATCACGATTAGCATCTTCATATTCAGGGGTATTGTTCTTACCCTCGATAGACTTCTGAGCAAGCGCGTAGCAAGTAGCAACCAAGCTATCAGCGATATCTTCGTTGAACTTGTTATAACTAAAAATTTGTTTCATAATAACAAAATCCTCCTTGTAATATTCGTAGATATTTTCTATCTATTAATTAATAAATATCGTATAATTTATATTAAAGTATAAAATATAAATTAATTATTGTTAGTGATTATTATAATTATTACAATTAATTATTTAAATTACTCACTAACGACGGTGCAATAGAACTTTTTGCCATCGTTGACAGCGCCAACAATCTTGTCTCTAACATCCTCAATGTAAACGCAAAGCTTACCTTCAGCCTTAGAGTCAGCAATAGCCCACATACCATCGGAACCAGCAACAGCAAACTTACCGACTTCAGCAGCACTCTCAAAGTTATCATCACCAAGATAGAACTCATCACCAAGCTTGGCGCAACGAACGCGAGTCTTAACACCAGCGGGGCAAGGCATACCAGCAGTCTTATCGCCGATACGATACATAACACCCATAACATCGGCTTCGTTAACACCAACATAGTCAACAATACCAATACGACCCTCACCGTTATAAGGCTCGACCTCGCGAGTATTCATATCCTTAATGCCCTTGTAAACTTCATGGTCAATCAGATTGCCAATCTTAACAAGAGAACCATCAGCAAGTTCCTTGTCAGCGCAAACACCAGAAACGAGATAGCTCTTAACGTCTTCACTAGCCATCAAAATTTTCTCAAACAATTTCATAGTAAAGTTATCCTCCTCTTTTATTAAATCTTTCTAAGATTTTCAATTGCATTTTTAAGGACCTCAGCATCACTACCTGTACTAGCAGGAGCATTATTCTGAGACTTAACAATATCAGCAGAGAACTCTTTCTCCTTAACTTTTCTGCTAAGTTTTTTCTGAGCATAGAGAGCATCTGCAATTTTATGGTCAACAGCCTCGTTAAGCTCCTCATCGGAAGCATAAGTGCTGTTATCACAATTTTCTTTCATAAATGCCTTAATATTAGTAGCATTTTCCTCAGTCAAATCCTCTTCAGAATCAACCAAAGAGCAAGCCAAAGCATAAAGCTCGGCATTTTTCTTCGCATTAAACTGAGCATTAAGAGCGTTATACTTTTCAGTTAGTTCAGCAAAAGAAGTATTAAGGGCATTGAATCTCTCATAAAGTTCATCAGCAGTAAGTTGTTCATCACCAACAGCATAGTGGGTATCCTGAGCAACGATACTTTCACCAGAAGGTGTGCCGATTAAAATACTACCATCATCATGTTCTTTGAGAAGGTCAGTATCAACTTTAGGAGAACCAAGTTCCTCACCCTCAACCTGTCCATGGTCAGCATGAGATTCATCAACAGTTACGTCTGTGGCGGCAAACTGAGCTGGGTCATTGCATTCGACTTTCTTTTCGCCTTCATCACACTCAGCTTCAGTTTCCTTTTTACCATCGTCATCATTGTCATCATCATGCTCATCATTGTCATGGTCATCATCATTTTTATCATCTTCAGACTCATTCTCTTTATGACCTTCATCCTTATTACCATCATCATCCTCATGCGCACAAGTGCAAGGGTTGTTACCGCAGACTTCGCACTTGCCGTCTTCAGATTCACATTCCTTGGATTCAGTCTCTTTGCCACTCTCATCTTCAGGATTTTCATCCTTAGAGAGTACAATCTTTTCTTTAGTGTCCATGTCAACATTAGCGACATTTTCTTCATTGATGCTATAAGTGGCCTTAAAATTTTCATCATCAAGGCTAAAGCAAACAACACCGTCGTTAATTTCAGTGACACTATAATGAGAAGCGTTCTCATCAAGACCGCTATTCAGAAAAGATTCGAGAAGTTGTCTTTTCTCTTCATAGGTCATTGTTTTTGGTTCCTCCCCTCTTTGTTCATTATCCATTGTGATTTCGTCCACTTTTTCATTAACAACCCCATCATCAGAGACGGTGGAATCGAAATCCTCATTTTTATTATCTGCATCAGAACCAGTGTTATCTTCCAACTCTTTATAAGCGAAAGACAGACATTTTTCTTGTTTCTGATAAACAGCATCATTAATTTTATCAAGAATGGTTAAATGTGCATTAGGGATAGCTTCAGTAACAGCAGAACCAAGAATAGTAAATCCATCGAAAACGAATTTATCTATTACTTCGACTTTATTTTCGTCGGTATGACTCTCAAGAACTTCTATTTCCACAGAAATTTTCTTTTTAGTGTCCTTTAACAATCTTTTAACTTGTTTGTAAGCATACTTAGCCCAAAGGACACAAGTAAAATGCACCCAAGTTTGACCATCGTGTTCAACAATCTCAACCAAGTCTTCACTACGAATTACGCCAAGGGGGACTTCGCATTTACCGTTTGTAAAATCGAAGTAATCCTATTGCAATTCATTATCCCATCTATATTCCATTTCATGAGCTTTAAAATCATCATGAGCAACATCGAAAGCGCCAAGAGCGGGTTTGTTGTAGAATGTAGGTTTAGCGTCTTGCATAGCAGAGACAGGGAAATAACTGTTATTTCTATTAGGGTAGACATTAGAAATTGCGTAAACGTCGATAGCAATAAAGTCATTTTTTAACACATTCTTAATTTTCAAACTTTGCGGAGAAAGTTCAAATTTCAGAACTTTTTTATCCAATATTTTTCTTCCTCCTTTCCCCTTAAGATGTAAATGACGATGACAAAGAAGTCATAGCCATTACTCTATTATTCCAAGCTTCATTCTTCCGAACGTAGCAATTAGGAACAAGGTTGACTATATTAATATAGTCCAATATATCATCTGATGGCTCAAACCATTCTCCATTATTTCTAATTTTATATTGCTAAAATTTAGAATGAAGGTTTTCCTCATCAGCCATAGTGCCTTTCATATATCCTAAGATATATAATTGCTTATCACTGCCAGTATTTAATTGTTTTAGTCTTTTCTGAACTGAATTTTTAGTATATCCTATTTTAATATTTTCCCCATTGGTTATAAAATAAACATAGCCCATTGTATAGTTTCCTATTTTGTATAGTTACCTAATTTACAATTTAGATTTTTGTAAAACCTTCAAATTCAGCGTCGAATAATTCAGGAGAAGTGCTGTACAGTTTAGCTTTTTGTCTCCAAATATCGCATTGATGGAGAAAAGAGCTAGCGACTTCTGCCATATTTTCCAGTACAATTACAAAAACCTTGCATGACTTGTTGTAATCTAAAAATTCAATAGTATCAAGAATTTTCCTCTTTAAAGATTCCATTTCTGTATAAGCATCATTAAAGAGTAATTCGATATTTTCATAAGTATCTTCATTAGAATTTAATGATTTTCGAACAGGACGAACACCTTCTTGAATCATAGTTTCACTTAATTTGTCTGCGAAGATATCACTTGGAAATGCATGAGCAAATTTCAAGTGGAATACCTGAGAAGCGCAGGGGCAATTAAGTTCACAATCCAAGGCATAAGCCATATTATCAGCAATAGAATTCATTTGAAAGAAGCTTCCTAACAAATCATTTAAAGCTTCGACAACTTCTGGCGTATAGTTATTACTTACCATGATATTGTCCTCTCACTTTCCTTTTTATAGTTTCTCCATAATTCCTTTGACATCTTTTTTAATATCTTGAATATCGGATTTATTTTCTTCGATTTTCTGGAAAACGATTCCCATATTCTTTTCCAACTCATAGGTACGAGTAATTAGATTGTTGTGAGCATCCACTTTGCGTTGTAATTGCTCGATTTTATAGTTAGTCAATTTATTGGTAGTTATAATACCGCCAATAGTACCAACACACGTTCCGATAAAGGAAATTATAGCAATTATAATTGTGGGGTCCAATTCAATCGACCTCCTTTACGAAAGACTGAAAAAAGGGAACAATCAAGCTTTCTCAATTATTAATTCTCCCTTTTCGTCCTTATTAAAGACGAAACTTTTTTGACATTGTGTACAAATGTAAAACTGTTTATCAGGAGAAACCATTAACTTTTTAGTGCTTTTTTGCAACGTGGTGTTAGAGTCTAAGGGATTATGATTACAACAAGGCTCAGATTGTGTAGTGTGCTTAACACGCCATCTTTTCTCTTTAAATGTTTTAATCAAATTCACACTTTTAGTCCTTTACTTTCTTTGGAATCATATGTGTAAAAGCGCTCATATCATTAATACGAGACTCATACATTTCTTCCAAGCATTCGTTACAAATTACATCTTCATCTTCATTCAGTTCTTTTCCGCAAATTTGGCACTTTTTGATATTATATGAAAACTCCTTAATGTCGGAAACATTAGTTCCAGCATTGGAAGAGTTACCAGTATTATCGTTGGTAATTTCATCGTCATTCAACTTTGGTCTACCAACAGGGTTAGCAATTAAGTTTTCTTGGTCCAAAACTTTCTCCACTTTGATATCTAATGCTTTAAGGTAAGCTTTAGCTTGCTGATAATCATCAACAGTCATACCGTTAGCAGATAAAAGTTTAGGAATAAAACCTTCCAAACCAGACACAACTTGTTCTCTAAGAATTTTAATATCTTCACGAATATTAAAGATATCACCCCAGAGAGAAACTTTCCATTGGAACTTCAAATCGAAATTCTTATTAATCATTTCGTTTAAAAAGCTTTCGTATTGTCTGGTAAGATAATCAATTCTAGCAGCCTAAATATATTGAGCAGCCTTAACAGAAGCGATAGAAGGTTTATCAGTAATACTCATAAGAGCAGAGTTACCAGAAGTGGCAATTAAGTCTCTGGTTCTATCATAAATGATATCCATTGATTCAGGCTGGTTTTCAAGAGTGTGCATTTCAAAATCTTGGAAGGGAGCAAAAAACCCTAAAATATTTCCAGAAATGTTGCTTTCAAAGAAATCTTGATATCCCAGAATTGTGTCAGGGGTAATAACAGTAGCATCGCTTCCCGCTTTAGCATCCTTAGTAATGGGTACAGTCGCAGTTAATACACTGTTAACACCCTTACTAAGCAAACTAGCTTGTAACCATTTATAATCATCTAAGTCTGTCAAATCATCAAACAGACCAATGGTATCAGGAAATGCATTAGGATGAGAGCCATCAAAATAGAATGTATAACACAAATCTTGAGGTAATCTTACCCAATACATATAGTTTTCTCCATTACTTTCCAAAATGTGACCATCTGGTAATTTAGCTTTAGGAGAAATTCTCTTTTTCTTAGTTTTCTAATCTATGACAACAACACCTGTTTCCAGCATTTGATTCCAGACATCCTGAATAAATTGAGGATACTGGCTAACATCGTAAGCTGGTTGAAGGAAGATTGCCATATTAAAAGCAATAGTAAACTGTTGCTTACTACCGAAACCAATCAGTTTAACCATATCGGTATTAAGTTTCTACATGACGAAGAAATTAACGTCGTTCTTATCATAACTTGTACGAGGGAGATAAGAAGACTTACCTTCCAAACTCACCTAAGTAGTAATAGTTTTCAAAGTTAAACTTGGATTAAAAGCTTTCAAAATTTTATCTACCTTTTGACTTTCTTTCTTAAAAGCCTCAGTAGACATATCTTTTGAATCAACATATTCAGGGATATAATAATAATTAAACAAGGGAGTATCTCTATTAAGTTTTACTAAAATATTGTAAACATAATTAGTATAATACAACCACATACTGATTCTCTGAAAAGTCATTTCAGAATTTTCAGGATTACTCAAAGCATTCTGTAATTCTTCAGACTGAACTTTTTGAGCTTTAGCGTTAATTTGTTTAATACGTTGATTCTATAAAAACGGGTTATTTAGTTGACTCCAAGACATAGCCCAAGCGCCAGCCAAATTATCAAAACCAGTAGAGGCATATTTACCAAAAATATTAGCCCATCTTTGCTGAATAGCCTTTAATGAAACGTCCTCTTCAGATTTATCCTGAGTCATAGTAATCATTTTAGCTTCTTCATTTACGACAGCTTTAGGCGATTCAACTTTTTTGGGTCTTCCTCTTTTTTTGGGACTATCCAATATTATTTCCTCCCTTCTTATTAGTATTATTAGTCATCTGTGACTTTTTAGCTTTTTCTTGTTCAGCTAAAATATGTTCGAAATTATCAAGAGCTTTCATAGTATCTCTTAATTTCTGTTGTCTTTCTATTTCATATCTTTGTTTTTCAATAGCAACCAAATTATCCCTACACCATTCGATAACAAAATCATTTTCATTCACGATGTTTTTTTCGTTGACTTCTCTAATAATAAAATTGCGAGATGGTTTTAGAGTTTTTTTTAATGTCGCATAAGCTTCATCTTTTAGTTTATACTGAGCCAAAGCCAAGTAAAGATTATTCTCTTGATAGATAAATTTATAATACTTTCCAATTTTAGAAAGCATTGATTCAAAACTATCGGTATTAAAATCACCGATTATTTTATAGACCATATGTATACTCCTTATATTAAAATATGTCCTCTATAATGAATATTAATCATTTTTAATATTAATAATTAACAAGCAGTTAATAGTAAATTGATTAATCTGCACAAACAAGACACATTATTCCTTTATTAACTTGTTGAACTTTATACTCCTCTATGGTATCATCAAAATACATCCCGTTAAAAAATACCAAATAAAAGGAGATTTTTAATTATGACTTTTGGCTACATTCGAGTAAGCACTGACCAGCAGACTGTTGAAAACCAGCGTTTTGAAATCAACCAATATTGTGAAAAGCATGGAATGAAAATTGATGGTTGGATTGAAGAAACAATTTCTGGTACAAAGAATCCCGAAAAGCGCAAATTGGGCAAACTTCTTAAAAAGGTACAAAGCGGAGACATTATTATTTGTTCTGAAATTTCTCGACTTGGTAGAAGTCTTTATATGATTATGGATATTCTTTCCTTATGCATGGAAAAGGGTTGTCAAGTGAGAACAATTAAAGATGGATTTGTATTGGGTGATGATATCCAGAGCAAAGTATTAGCGTTTGCTTTTGGACTTTCTGCTGAAATTGAGCGCAATCTTATCAGCCAGCGAACCAAAGAAGCTCTTGCCATGAGAAAAGCGAGTGGTGTAAAACTCGGTAGACCCAAAGGTTCGTTAGGAGAAAGCACCAAACTTACTCAATACGAAGAAACCATTAAGACTTTAATTGTTGAACAAGATAATTGCTATGCAGATGTAGCAAAACTTTTTCATGTTAATCGTTCCACAATGAAACGATTCTGTGATAAGAGAGGTTATTTCAGACCCAGCATTGTAGAAAAGAACCAGCGCAAAGCAGAGAGATTAGAACGCGAACGCATTGAGAAAGAATATAAAGACAAGCTTCTCGAATTTGACGATGAAGATTAAATAAAATTAACTTACAAGAGGGAGGGTTAAACACTCTCCCTCTTTTCTTTTTTATTTACTATGGATTAAATCTTTTTCAAATAAGCAAGACTAATCCAGCCTCTACCATCAGCAAGTCTACCCCAAGCAGTACCAGAAACTTTCTTTTCTTCGACAATTTTAACAATTGTATTATAAGCTACTGCACCATTCTTATTGTAAGAAGTACCAGCACCTGTTCTAATATTTACACCTGAAGTGGCAGTAATCTTGCCCTAATAAGCTTTAAAAGTATTAGTTGCAGAAGAAACCTTCTTAATATAAGTCAGACTAACCCAACCGCTACCGTCGGCCAATTTTCCCCAACCATTATCTTCAAGAATAATAGAGACGCCTTCACCCTTTTTAAGAGTCCCAGCAATAGAAGCTGAGACAGAGGGACCCTTACGAATCCTTAATACAGAAGCAGTAACAGTGCCAGAATAAGATACAGTTGTTTCAGTATTTGTGGGTGTAGATGGAGTTACTTTTTTACCCATCTTAGCAGCAACATCTTGCCTAAAAGTATCCATGCTTTTACCAAAACGAGGAAACCAGTTACGAGGGTCAGCATGATTAGATGCAATACCTCTCTGATGTCCTTCATAATGTCCGATAATCACGCCATCTTTTAACGGGTCAAAATTATATAATTGACAAATATAAGCAGCAAATTCAACTGCTTCCTTATATACTTTATTGAAATAATTAGCATCTGTCAAGGCATCTTCACAAAGTTCTACTGATATGTGAGTATTATTTGCACTACCTTTATTTCCTTTACCACAATGCCACCCTTTATAGTTCCAAGGTAATGTTTGAACAGTAGCAACCTCGCCATTAGCAAGTTTGCCAATAAAAGCATGAACACAAACATTTGTTCTAGGATTGTTCCAAGCTGTGCCACCGTTGTTTCTGCCTAACTATGAAATTAAAGTGCTATAATTACTATTATTAGTAGCTGGTTGAACATATCTTTTCAAATTAGGGTTATTTGCACCAGTGCTGTGTATCATCAAACCCTTTGGAGTAATTTTTACCCCCTGTTTATAACATCTATTCTATGTAAAAAGACATTTTAGTAATTTCATTTCTAACTCCTTTTAAATCTTTTACTCCTGAATAATACTTTGAATAATAGGAGTAATTGCTTCAATACCATATTTATCAGCTAACTGATTTATAAAATTCAAACTTATTTTCATTCTATTTTCCGCACGCTCTTTAAAACAATAACAAGCATTATATACAGCAACTTCACCCCAAGACAATCCAACAACGGTTGCAAAGGAAGCTATATCTGCTCCAAAGGGGCCAAAGAAAATACATAACACAAACAAGATTGTTAAACTTATAGTAGCAATCCAAGAAATAATTCCCCACTTCTTCATGGTTGGAGTTTTCTCCATGGCTCGCTTAAATCTTTCAAATAATGAAATTCTTTGTTTTCCCATAATTATTCTCCTTCCTTTCATAAGTGTGTAATATTTACTATATTTATCTCACAATAACATCTAAATGCATCATGCAAGACATCCTGCACATTTTTCGATACTATTTCGTGCAACAAATCACATTTTTCTCAAAGTTGCGTTTAATTGGGAATTTCGCGCAACTCGCCTCTTTTTTGTTGCATTTTTCGACTCTAACGCAACCGCTTTATTTAAATAAAGCAAGCGTATTTGAGAGGTCTTTTGAAAATCTAAAATTTTTGATTTAGGTTCTCAAAACAATTCTCAAAGATATATGTTGTCAAAATACGCCAAATAATTGAGCATACAATGTCTTTCTACAGGCAGCTCCCCCAAATTACAGAGCAAAACTATATCTCCTAAGACATATAGTTAGACTGTTACGGCTGACTCTGTGTATGATGGATTAAGTAGTGTTATTGTTAATGCTTCTAAAACCAACAAGCTTTTTAGGAAAAGTGTGAACTTTTCATCTCAAACCACTTCTATTACTATACCTACGACAGACTGGCAAATGTGGGGTGATAGTTCCATTACCACAAATAATTGGTCTATGGTGTCTAATATTTTATTTATGCAAGGAGATGAAACGACTAATAAAATTACAGGAGCAATAAAGAAAAGTGTTGTCGCAGCAGTTGAGCGGACGTCTTCTATATCGCTTACTTGTTTGTATGATAATAATTTGTAGTATCCTTAGTTGTATTGGAAACGAGGAACCAATGAAATACTTAGTGACTTACAGTCTGACGGAAGTTTAATTTTAACTTCTTAGAATAACACTTTCTTCATTGGTCCCTATATGTGCTGGTCAGTAGCACTTGCGTGATAAAAGAAGCATTTTAACGCCAAAAATTTGAGCATTTTCTGTTCAAGTACTAGCTCCTATGAGATAAAAAGCATCACAATTAAGAACTCAAACTCTAATTATACTTTTTAGCTTCCATCTGATTTGATTTCTCCACTTTAGATATTTAGAGCGGATTATTCATCAGGCTTTGAAGGAGCGTCAAGTTTTAAGCCAGATTCGGGTGGAATGGGAATATTTCATTCTGATTTGTATTCTTTTTTTCAATCTTGGGGAGAATCTTTTGAAAATACTCCTAATATGTATAATACTGCAAATAGCACAGTGAAAGCTAATACAGCAACCTATACTTGTGGAGCTGGAATAATATATTATAAAACAAACTAGTTTTCTAGTTCTTATGAAAATCATTATATTTTAGTAGAGTATATTAAAAATTCCCATTCTATAAAAATAACTCAAGAAAGCACTTTTTATTTTCAAGGAAATATTTACAAAAACTATGCATCTCAATTTGGACAATCAAATTTTACAGAGTCGGGATATTTTACATCAGCTTTATCAACGACGCCTTTTATGTCGTTTACTTATGTTGTCTAAATACGCCAGCTTTGTGTCGATTAAAGTTGAGAATTGTACATTTGAAGATACTAATTTTTCTCCTTTGATTACAACAACTATAGCTTTTGATATAACATAGAGAACAACCGATTATCAAACAAAAGATTTTCTTTTTACAAATTCTAATAGTGGATTATATAAACAATTAATTGCTTTGCGGGAAAAAACTTATTTTGTGATATTTTCTATGATTGAATCAAACGATATTTCTAGTACAAGATACTTTTTTCACGGAAATGGCTTATTTGTTATAGGATTTAATTCTTCTTATAATGTTTTTACTACTAGTAGTAGTAACTATAACAATTATAATTTTCTTTAGTTAGTAATAGATACCACTTGGACTTCTGAAGTAGATTATTATCAAGGAACATTTACTAATAATGTTATATGGCTTCGGTCAAGAAATTTTTCAATTACAGATTCAAAAATTAATTCTTAGGCTCTATATGCATAGCCTCAATCTCCATGGAATGCTTTAAGGCAATATTTTCCAAACTTGACAACTGTTCCTATGACTATAAAAGTTTATCCGTCATTATTTTAAAGTTGCTTAAATTTGCCAAAATAATTGAGCGCCGAAGTGAGAAATATTTGCGAAGAATTAACATTTCCTCGGCAAGCAGATATAACTCGTGTATACTGGGATTTAGATGAAAATCCTGTGGGAATAACTAAAGATTATAGTAATAATGGTTTGATTATTGATATATCAAGTAAATTTAATTAGAACCCAAGAAATATTACATCTTTGGCTTTTTATACGGGATTGTGGGATGACACTCAGCCATCTAGTTTTGGGTTGTCTGATTATTCAATGATACAATATTGCTTAAATGATAAAAAGACTGGACAATCCAATCCTAATTTTGCTGTTTATCACTGGACAGAATATACTTCTCAAGGTTCTCAAACTTGGGGTGTACCAGATTCTAGGTCTATCTTTTGGTCTCCTAATAGTGGCTATAATACTGTATGTTGGTACAAAGATAGCAAGTTCTATGTTTATTTTGCTACATCCTCTCTTGGAAGCGATATGCATAATGGCTTCAGATTAACAGTACTCAAATCATCTGTTGTCCCAGTTTTTATAACTCCTTCAAAGTGGACTGATGCTCGTATTTCTCTTTATTATTACAATATCCCCTGAGTTGTCCTAAATTGCCAATATATGAGTGTTTAGGTGAAAAGTAGTATTATTCGGGAACCAGTATTTGTAAATAGTTTTGATTATTCTTATTTGTCTTCTGATGGAAAAACTATAACTTTTGATTTGCCTGTCTCAATGGAAAATATTCTTTATTGTGATTTTTGGGATAATTATATTCCAGCTTATGAAAGCACTCGTACTTATAAATACACTCATTTTGATATTACGACAGGAATTAGATAGTATGTTTCTGGTACAGTAGATTTTGGATTATTAACTACAAGTGAAGTTATTTTTCCACAGCAAACAACTCAAATCGTTAAAGATGGATGGATATTGGGTATTGGTTCTGGATAGCTATCAAGTTTAACTCCTTACAATCAAGGAATAACAATGTCGATAAATGGACAAAAACTAACCTTTACTTATCCAGCAACTTCTTAGACTCAGTATAAAACTACTATTTTTAAAACTCCTTATTATCCAAATGCAGATACAAATGGAAGAACTGAAAATGGGCCAACTGTATCAATGTAGTTTGGAACAAATGCTCATTTAAGATTGGGCTATGTTGCTTAAATTTGCCGATTGGACATGAGTGTTCAGGTTGCTAACTCTGGAGGGTCTGAACCTAAATTACAATCAAAAGTAGCATACTCTAGTTTTTTACATTCGCAATATATACAACCTGATTCTGGTTATGATGGTTTATCTGGTGTTAGTTTATAGAGTAATAGTTATGGCTATACGTTTTTCTCTTTTAAGAATGTTACTTTTACTTATGATGGGTCTACTTATTATAAAACCACAACATTAAACTTTAATAATGGAACTCAAACAACGAGTAGTGGCTTTCAATATGCTTGGGATAATAGTTATTTATCTTATATTAAGAAATTGTGCGGGATTTCTCTATTTGTGGCTTTTCCAAGCTCTCCAATAAAAGGTGGATTATTAATGTATACTGGTATTGCTTGTGGGTTGTATAATGATTCTGGCACTGGAGATTTAAAAACAATGGGACTATATACCTATTATCCCTTATATGATTCTAGTTATACTAATTTACAAGCTGTTATGTCTGTCGTATATAATCGGACATAGTTTACTGATAATGGTATAATACTTAGTTTTGAAAGTAGAGGAATTTATAATACTTGGTATTACAATACAATAACAGCAAGCTAGGTTGAAATAAGGTTATTTATTTAAAAGATGAGTTGCTCTTTATTGCCAAAATGTGAGTATTTTTTGCGAGCAAAATAGTTTATTAAATGAATATAATTATTTCAATTCTTAGGCAATACGGTCTGGAAACTATTCTTGTTTATTTAGAAATCCTTCTTTTGATGGAATTTTTGCTTCAGATGTATTTTTATCTGTACAAGCAATGTCTGACATAAATTCTTTTTAGCCAAATACGAAACAAAAAGAATTTTTGTATTGTTTGATAACAGGGAGTAATAATTTAAATTATACCTATTTAATAACATATAAAGTTCCCGAAAATAAACTATATTATTATCAAAAATATCCAATATTTAATCTTTCTTGGGGCAATGGATATATGTATGTAAATTTTAATACAAGTAGTAATGATATCTGTTTTTCTGATTAGTATAATTATTTTTTAGATATAACTTATAAGCCTTCATGGAATTAATAGTTGTTATTAATTGCCATCAAAGAATGCCAGTACAAGTCTTTGGTGCTCGGTCATCTCCTCAATTGTAGCCTAAAACCATAACTCCTTCTGCAAGTACCCAATATGTTACTCCCTCAACGGGTTATGATGGATTATCCCAAGTAATTATCAATGGAGATAGTAATTTGATTAGTTAGAATATTAAATCTGGAATTTCTATATTTGGGGTGACGGGGACACTCGTGTCTAAAACAGTTTATCAAAATCTAAATCAGACTCTTACAATTACTAATTCTAAACAAATATCAATACCATGGTCTCAACTTTTCCCATATTTTGCTATAGCGATGAATTTTCCATAGTATGATGCTAATCAAAATACTGTTATGGGAGGCTTCTTTTTTTACGATGAAAGCACATATACCTCTTTTTCAGCGGGTACTTATTGGAGCAACTCTTAGCACTGGTATTACAAGAATTTATTTTATATAGCTCAAAGAGATGAGTCATCTGTGGGAATAGGTGTTATAGATGATGCCAATTTTTTTGTTGGATATAGTTGTGAATATAGCATTGTAGCATGGACTTATTAAGTTGCCTTAATTTGCCTAAATATGTATGTCTTGCATAGTACATAATTCTTTTACAGGAGAAACATTAACAACTCCCACATATACTGGCAAATGGAGCTCTTATGATTGGACTTTTGTTTTAGACGGTTCACAATTAAACGATTTTATTAATTGTAAAAGATTTTTTATGAGATATATATGGTGGAAATCCACTCGGTATCGGGGTGGAATGTATTTGATAATTAATTTTGCTTCATGCACAGGGCTATATTATGATTCGGCTTTTAAAATTTATATGTTTCAAGATGCATCTAGCTATTATCAACATAGCTATCAAGAAGAAAGTGGAAATACGGAATATTATTATGTTGGAACAAACAATATAGTCGGAATAAAAGAAAATGTAATTTCTTTTTATCCTTTTTATACTAATGATGCAAAAGCCTTAAAAACGACAGCTTTTTTAGGAGAGCAGCCTAATTAGAGAACGACTTTAGAATTATGGGTTTAAGTTGTAAATAATCGCCAAATATGTGAGTACTTTTTGTCCAAATCAATTTTTTCCAAATGGAGGAATTGCTTACAGTTTTCCTATAACTTATAGTAAAATTTCAGTAGAATATAGCTCGTCATCAGCTATCACTTATATAAGTGGGAATTATTCTTTTGCTCCGTTTTCTTTTTGGAAGAAAAATGAAGATAATTTTTTACGGTATCATTTCATTTATAGAATAACTAATACTTATGGTTCTAATCCATGGGAATCAAATAGCTTGATGCATGAAGAATTTGTTTATAAAATGCAATATTAGAAAATAGATAATCCCAATGCTTTTACTAACGAACTTATATCTTTTTCTGGTTTTGGTCGTTCTGATTATTTTAACAACCAAACAAATAAATATTATATGACTGGTGATACTGGAATAACTTCTCAAATTTATATAAAAAGAGAAGACGGCTCTTTGGTTACTTCGCAGCCATATTTAATTTCAAATGCCTTATCATCATGGCAAATTACGAAATTTTCGGCGTCTGAAATAAATAATTTATATTCAACTTTTGTTAATGGAACTTATATGGTGACTATGACTGTTTATCTTAAAGGTGATGTAATAGAATAAGCGCGTTTAAACGCCAAAATGATTGTCAATTTAGGCCTTATCAGTTGGAAGTTCTCCTGTTTTGTAGTCCAAGACAGTTTCTCCAACTTCTGATACTCAAATTATTCAACCAGATAGTCGGTATGATGGCTTATCTAAAGTTACAGTTTGGGGTACAGATAAAAAATTTTACGACAACGTAGAAAGTGTAGAATTATCAGACTTAACTTATTCTATAGCAACTAACAATGCTTTCTAGTTAAGAAATATAGTAACTTTGACATGGGATGTTACAAATGTTAACACTTTTAAAAGGATTACAATCTCAGATATATTCATGATGTATATGACGGCTACAGAAAGACGGTCTTCTAATTATTATTGGAGAATTTCATGGCGGTATTTCTGGGATTGGGGAAATATGAGTAATGGTGGGGGTGGATTTTCTAATATGGACGGAGTAGAAAATAATATCCAGCTAAAAGTAGATTTTACTACAAATAATAATTATATTACTAAATTTACTATTACTTTTTATATTAATAGTAGTTATTATTCAAATTTTACCGATACTTTTTCCAGATATTTTTTAGAACTTCGAGCCATAACATATAAACCATAAGTTGTTATTAATTGCCAAAATAATAAGTATTTAGGTATCTTCTCTTTTTTCTGAGAACAATGTATTATCTATAAAAGGTAGAATAACAAGTAATGAAATAATACCGAATGGTTTAAATAATAGACGGTAGAAAATAAATATTGACAAACAATTTTAGGATAATTATTAGTCTTTTTATAAAAACTATATAGAAAATATTACTGATTCTGTAAAGAATTTTAAATGGCAATGGTTCTTTGCAGGGAGTGGATTTAATACAGAATCAAATCCTTTTAATTTTTCACAAGTTAATTCTTATTATTTTGGAATATATTTTAACAACAGTGAAAAAAGTTCTTCTATTTTTTCAATAACACGGTCTAAAACTGCGCAGATAAATTCTTTGATTTATAGAGAAGAGTATTTGTTGGTAGATTTAAGACCTGAACAATTACTTTTTAATAGCTCTTCTACAAACATTTTTTATATGATTGTACAGGAACCGTTCTTTTAAGTTGCGCTTCAACGCCAATATGGTTGAGTATTTAGGTGTCTTCTTTGAATGCTTCAGCAAACATTCAAGAAAATAAACAAATTCCATTTTTTGAGTCTTCAAATATTTCCCCTTCAAGTTCTTACACTGGAACGGTTTCTCCAGATAACGGATATGAAGGATTTAAAAATGCTAATATAAAGATATGGAATCCATTTATAAGTATTGGTTATTGGGGAGGTAGAGAAATGTCTTCATTAACACCAACAAATTTTTATAATGCTGAAAACGCTTTCAGTTCTCAAAATTTTTATATTGGTAAATGTTTAATTCCTAGTATAGCATACCTTCAAAAAAGTATAACCGATGTTTCTATTACTAATAATAACAATGAAATCATCCACACAATAAATTTTAATCGGGTAATTAATTCTAATTTGTATATAGATTATATTACTTTTGGAAATATTATGCTATCATACACCAACAATGTAGTTTTCGTTGTGTATTTTTTTAGTTGGATGACTGATTTTAAAGTTTATGATAGTTATGGAATATCAGAAGTCCGGCATGAATATAAAGATATTGGAAGAATCGAAACAGTAGAATGGAGTTCAAAAAGAGATAAAAAATTAAACTTAATTTTAAATTATGGCAGTTTAAGTTACAGTGAATTCAAAAATAAAGCTGGTACTTTTTAGTCTGCGAGTGTTAATATATTAGGTACATTAACTCAAAGTCCTTGATGCAAAAAAACCCCAAGTTAGTGTCAGTCCAAGTAAATGCATCTGGTCGGTCTCCAGCACTTCAAAGCAAAACTGTAAATTCTTCTACTACGAAACAAGTAATTTATCCAGATTCTCAGTATGATGGGTTAAGTTCTGTAACTATAAATAAAATAAATACTTCGTCTGAATAGATTAGATTGTATAATTTATTAACATATGAGACATATTTTGAGTATAAAAATCTTTCTTCTTTAAATGAAGGACTAACCCTGTTCGGACTTATACTGAAAATTATACACCCCCGCTTAGCGAACTGGTTTTTTTAAAACATTATAGAATACAATATTTAGGCAATATGACTGTGTAGAAATATTATTATGATTCAACAAATAATTGGGATTGTATGGAGTTTTATTTTCCTAACAATATAAGTAGTTATATGGGGGTATTTTTTACGTGGGTGGAATCAACTGGTACTATTTATAATTCTTTTTCTTTTAATCATATATAGTTTTTAAATAATATAAACGGTAATTTTTGTTATTCGGAATAGTACTCTTTTAATACACGATTTATATTGGAATAGGATAAAATTATTTTTAAATCTAACACAAGTTATTTTCAAAATCATTCTCTTTCAACAACCTCTGGATATGGAAGTTTGAACATTGTAACAATGTAAAGTTGTAATTAATCGCCGACCTAATTGAGCGTACAAGTTAAATCATCAGGCTCATCACCAATATTACAGTCTCGCACTGTAACACCCTCAAGTTCTACTTAGTATATTACTGCACAAACAGGATATGACGCTTTGAGTCAAGTTACTGTTAATCGGGATTCAAGCTTAATTTCATCTAACATAAAGAGCGGAACGAGTATTTTCAATGTAACTGGAACATATACAGGAGAAGTAGTGAAAGTAACACCCTCTTCTATTAGTTACCAGTCTAATTATGTTAACATAAATTTTTCTTCTACGTTAAAAAAAATACAAAATATGTCCTTTAAGATATGGATATATTATACTGATAGCACTTATTCTATAGCTTTTCCATTTTATGAAAATAATACGTGGAATGCTGCTCAGGTTTATTTTAGTGATACTTCGTTGGGAGCAGCCCCATCTGGATTTGATTTGGGAAGTTCTATAGTAGCTCGGTATCGGTATAATTATGTTAGGTTTTGGGGCTATAAAAACAAATCTGTTACATAGGCTGTTTCAAGTGATTTAACTAATGTTATATTTATTTGTGGAGCTATGTAATTTATAATTAATAGCCGAAAGGAGGAAACACATGGCAACAACTAAAAACATTCTTATGAAGCAAAACAACGGTACAGATTACGATACTCTTTATCCTATTGGTCAAGAAACTTATGTAAATGTTACTATGTCACAATCTGGTTGGAGTAGCTCTCAGTATAGCTTTGAAAGTTCTTATCCTAGTGCAAGTTATAATATTTCTGTATCTGTGGCTAGCACTGCAACTTCTGCTCAGTTTGATGCTTTCGGTAAAGCTAAAATTGTCGGAAATGCAACCAGTAATGTTGTTAAAGCTTTGGGTACTGTGCCTACTCAAGATATTCCTGTAATGCTGAAGATTACTAGAAAGGCTTAAGACTTCTGGACAATCTTTTTGTATTACTTAGCAAACTATATGTTATCTTTAGAATAGAGAGATGACGTAATAGTTTAATTAAAATTTTAATTAAATTATATAGCCTGAGAGTTGTTATGTTGGAAGATATAATGACTCTTGGGCTAAAAAAATAGTTGATAAACATGTTAAGTTAATTATAAAAGAAACCGAGACGCCATTCCCCGCTTATCCATTGAATTCCATAATTAGAGTCTAATGTAAGGGTAAAAAAACCTGATGAGAGATTTTGTGTCCACTAACTGAAGGTGTAAGTACCGTAATTAGAGTACGTTTTATCTGTAACAACCCGTATCGCAACCCATCCTGCGTAAGTTTCCTAATACATGGCACAAAAGAACATATCTCCCGTGTTGGGTTCCGTACCAAAACCTTCGGTAACGAAACCTATAATTTGATTAGCTATGGATGGTACAGAGAACTATAAAACGTAATTGGATTGGGGGTATGCTGTGCCTTCGTAAAAATTTACTCCTCCACTAGAGAGGCTTCCATTTACGCCAAATATGCTAATTCCAGATTTAATATTTTCAGAAACTAAATTGGAATCTCCAGATACAGAAACGCTTCTCAAGCCACAATATCCAGAACTCGGAGAAACAGATTGAGAATATGAAGCGGGAGTAACTGATTTAGTCTAAAGATTAGGAGTTACAGTTATGGAAGACATTCCATCATATCCAGAAGTGGTGGAGAAAGTAGTACTTGAAGTAGATGTGAGACTAACACTTCTTGATTGAAGATTAGCTCCTCCTCCTTGGGTAAGAACTTCTACACTCATGATTTCTGCACCACCTTTAAAATAACAGGAATATTCACAGATGTCGGTGTTGTTCCAAGCGCTTTAATTGTATTAGAAGTGGATGAACTTCCAATTTTAGCTTTTGTAAAAGCATCGAACTATGCAGATGTAGCTGTGGATGATACAGAGATGGATAAATCATATTTGGAATTGGGATAAGTAGATTCAAAGCTATATGTTCCATTTGACCAAGACGAACCAGTGAGTGTGTAATTAACATACTGGATTGGTGGACTGAATGGATATAATTTATCATAAGACCGAGAATCATTTTTCTGTTGGATGAGAATATTTTGGTCAGCCATGATTGACTCCTTTCTATGCATATGAGTATAGAATTAAAAAATGTTGTTGATTTGATAGTTTTTAATTCTATAATATTAAACACATATATTAAAATAAATGATATTAATGGGAAAATAGATGCGTTGCGTGCTACATTTAAATGGGCGTATTTTGACAACATATATCTTTGAGAATTGTTTTGAGAACCTAAATCAAAAATTTTAGATTTTCA